CACTCGTCGTGCAGTGGATCGCGCCCGCAAGGATCTCGTGGCGGAACTCAAGTCGGCCCGCGAGGAAGGCGATGTGGATCGCGAGCTGAGCGTGCAGAGCCAGATCACCCAGATCGACGCAGCCAAGTCAGCGGCACCTCCGCCTCCCGCACCAGCTCCCGCACCAGCGCCTGCGGGCGAGACGAAGCCAGACCCCGACTTCATCGCCTGGGAAGCGGACAACCCGTGGTTCAAGACAGACTCTCGCAAGCACGCCCTAGCGATGGGGATCGCCGCTGAGTTGCGGGCGGACCCTCGCAATGCGACGCTCACGGGCCGCAAGTTCTACGACAAGATCACGGAGGAAGTTGAGGCCTACCTCGCCCCCGCAGGCAAGCCAACCGCCAAAGTCGGCGGCGAAGGTGGCGGACGCGCCTCGGGCGGCGGTCCTGGCAAGCGCGCCCGCTCGTACGCTGACCTCCCCGAGGAAGCGCGCCTTGCGTGCGAGCAGTTCGCCAAGAAACTCGTCGGCCCTGGCCGTGCCCACAAGGACATGGCTTCATGGCAAGCCGAGTACACAACCCGTTACTTCGCAGGAGATGAAGCATGACCCCCCAGAACACCGTTCCTCCCGCTCTCGCCGGCGCCGCTGCGCGCATGGCCGAGGCGAACCCAGCCAACACCCCAGCCAAGACCCCGGCGCGGCGCATCCCGATGTCGCTGCCAACCCTCAAGCTCAGTGTCCCTGAGATTCCGGGTTACCACCTCTACTGGTTCCGCGGCACCCAGCGCGTCCAGCAAGCCATTCAGGCCGGCTACGAATTCGTCGAACGCGGCGAGGTTGAGCTCAACCACACAGGCCTAGCCAATGATTACGAAAGCGACGGCAACTCAGACATGGGCACTCGCGTCAGCGTGAGCGCCGGCGGGGAAGGCGAAGCGTCGCAAGGCGTCCGCTTGTACCTGATGAAACTCAAGCGAGAACTGTACGACCAAGACCAAGTCGAGGTCGATGAACGTCACGAGGCCATTGCCGCGCAGATGCGTGGCGACAAGGGCTTTACCCAGTCCGACACTGACCCGCGGGAAGTGGCCAAGCGCTACTCGCGCGGGGAGAGTCGCAACCTTTTCCAACCGAAATCAAGGAGGGCTTAAATGCCTAACCCGAACGCTCCTTTCGGCCTGTCTCCCGTGGAGTACCTCAGCGGCTCCCCGTGGAACGGCCAAGCTCGCCGCTACTACATCCCTGCGGCCGACACCAACGCCTATGCTATCGGCGACGCAGTCGTCCTGGCCGGTGGTGCTGACGCCCGAGGCATTGCCTCTATCACCCTCGCGACGCCCGGCAGTGCCCTGCTGGGTGCGGTCGTCGGCGCAGGCGGCTTGCAGTACGGCGGCATGTCAGGTGACCCCACGAACCTGAACACCACCATCGTGCCTGCGACCAAGACGAAGGATTACTACATCCTCGTCGCCGACGACCCGAACATCATCTTCGAGGTCCAGGAAATCGGCACGGGCACCCCGCTGGCCGCAGCGGACACCGGCCTCAACGCCAACCTCGTGGCGGCGGCGAACTCCGGCTATCTGTCCGGCTGGGTACTGACCAACACGACCGAGGCGACGACCAACACCCTGGACGTCAAGCTGCTCGGCCTGTCGCAGCGCAATCCGACGAACACCTTTGGCGCCTATGCCATCTGGAACGTCCTCATCAACAATCACGTCTATCGCCCTGGCGCGACGGGCAAGTAAACAAGGAGCACCAAAATGCCCGCAGGTATCATCAATACAGGCTCCCACCCGAAACTGCTCTGGCCTGGCGTCCACGCCATCTGGGGTCAGGTGTACAACGAGCACGCCGAGGAGTACACGGACCTCTACGACATGGAGTCCTCGGACCGTGCCTACGAGGAAGACGTGCAAGTCACCGGCTTTGGCCTGGCTCCCGTGAAGACGGAAGGCAACGGCGGCTCGTTTGACTCGGAAGTGCAGGGGATCATCTCCCGCTACACGCACATCGCGTACTCGCTCGGCTACATCGTGACCTACGAAGAGCTGCAGGACAACCTGTACGCCGAGGTGGCCAGTCGTCGCGCGAAGGCCAACGCGTTCTCGATGCGCCAGACGGTAGAGACCGTTGCCGCGTTCCTGTACAACAACGCCTTCACTTCGACCTACTTCACCACCGGCGATAACGTCGCGCTGATCTCGGCCTCCCACGTGGCTGCGACTGGCGGGACCTACAGCAACGCGCTGACTCCGGCGGCCGACCTGAGCGAGGCAGCGCTCGAGGACATCTGCATCCAGATCATGAACGCGACGAATGATCGCGGCCTCAAGATCTCGTTGATGCCCGAGAGCCTGCACGTGTCGACCAGCGAGTGGTACAACGCCAACCGCATCCTGAAGTCGGTCCTGCAGTCCGACACTGCGAACAACAACATCAACGTCTTGAAGGCGACGAACACCTTCCCCAAGGGGATCAAGGTGAACCACTACTTCACGACGCCCGCCAGCTGGTTCGTTCGCACGAACTGCCCGCAGGGGATGCAGATGTTCTGGCGTCAGCGGCCGGACCTGGCTCAGGACAACGACTTCAGCACGAAGAACGCGCAGTCCCTGGCCTACATGCGCTTCTCAGTCGGCGCAACTGACCCGCGCGGTATCTACGGCTCGTATCGGCCGTAAGCCCGCGCAAGCAAGCAAGCCTTCACGCCCCTGGCAATCCCGCTGGGGGCGTGTCCCCAAACACGTGAAGGATCATTGACATCATGGGAACTCCCACTCGTTTTACCTTCGGCGTCACGAACGTCGAAAAAGCCTCCCCCCTCGGCATGATGGGCCAGCTTAGCCCGCTGACCTACCACACCTACTTCAACGACTTCGACACCTACACGGCGGCCAACTGGGTCGTCACCAACGTCGGCACCACGCCCACGCAGGCCCTGACGGATGCAGACGGCGGCGTGTTGCTCCTGACGATGGCCTCGTCGGACAACTCCTCATCGTTCCTGCAAAAGGTGGGCGAGTCCTTCCTGCCCGCTTCCGGCAAGAAGCTGTTCTTCGCAGCTCGCTTTGCAGTGAGCGACGCGACCGAGAGCGACTGGGTCATCGGCCTGCAAGTCACCGACACCACCCCCCTCGACGTGACCGACGGCATCTACTTCCAGAAGGACGACGGCGACACGAACATCGACTTTTACGTCTCCAAGAACGCGACGACCGGCCGGCTGACCTCCACGGCTGTGACGACCGCCAGTGCTGCCGGAACGTACATGCAGCTGGCGTTCTACTTCGACGGCAAGCGCTACATCACGCTGTGGAAGGATGGCGTGCAGGTCGCCAACGTCGACTTGACGGCCACGCTCTCCACCTACCTGCCGGACACCGAACTCACCATCTCGTTCGGCGTGCAGAACGGTGAAGCCGTTGCGAAGACCATGTCGGTCGACTACATCTTCGCCGCCCAAGAGCGTTAAGGAGTCGGCATGCCAGCGCCCGCATCCCTGTACACACCAGCTCGGATCATCCCGCAAGCACTTATGGATGCGGGTCGCTTGCAGAGAGGCTCCGTGCCCAACGGCGAGGTGTTCGCCGACTGTATGTCCCGCCTGAACGACATCATCAACACTTGGCAGACCCAGGGTATCAAGCTCTGGCTGAACTCGCTGCAGAGCATCACCTTGACGGCAGGCGTGGGGACCTACACCCTTGGCCCTGCCGGCGCAATCATCGACACGAAGCCAACGCGCGTCCTTGCAGGCTGGTACATTTTCGCCTCTGGCACGCGCTACCCTCTCACTCCGCTGTCATGGGACACTTACTATTCCCTCGGCAACACATCAACGCAAGGAGCAGTTAACTCATACTTCACCGAGAAGCAACTCGCAAACCTCGTCGTCCGCCTGTGGCAAGTGCCTGACGCACAAGCCGCGCTTGGCCGCGTGGAGCTGCAACTCCAGAAGCAAGCTGTTGCGCCCATCGAACTCACCGAGACGATTGCGTTCCCCGTCGAGTGGGGACTGGCGCTCCGATGGGCCCTGGCCGACGACCTCGCCACTGGCATGCCTGCCCTCATCATGGACAGGTGTGAACGCAAGGCGAAGGAATACCGCGAGATGCTCGAAGACTGGGACGTCGAGGACGCACCCGTCTCTTGGCAACCCAATCCAGTAACCCTCCGACCATCGAGGTTCAAATGAGCAGTACCCAGCAGTCCGCCC